GAGACGTCGCCCTAGCTAAATACAAAGGTACAAAAGCCAATAAAATGGATCCTTTGTTAACGCATCCTGGCAATTTTAAGGGTGTATTAAACGCAGGCATGCCTCATCGCTTGCACAAAATTTTGACTGTAGAAGAGACGCTCAATGGAAAGTACAATGTCGACGTTCCTTCCTTTTCTTTAGCAAAATCCAGCGGACCAGGTTTCGCTGAGAGAGGTGTAAAATTGAAAGATATGGTCGAACGTGACCCTTTCAAGATATGTGGAGAGCTCCAACGTCAACTTGACGAACAGGAGAGAATGGCTAAAGCGGGTATTATGCCGCCAGCATTCGCCACATTGTGTCTCAAAGATGAGACACGTCCTATAGACAGAGTTGCTTCAGGAAACTCTCGTCTTTTTGCGGTTATGGAGAAAGCACACACTATTCGGTGCAAAATGTACTGTGGCACTATGAAAGAGGCCATATGCGCATATCCAACCGAGTCTGATATCGCCCTGGGCATTAATGCTCATTCTACTCATTGGGGACTTCTTTACCGTCGTCTCTTCAAACATGGTGCGAAAACTCGGCTTATCGCTTTTGACACTCCAGCTTGGGACATGAACTTTGTGTACCGTATAGCTCCCTTCGTATCTGAAGAAATGTGTCATATTCTTGGAATTGATAAAGATTCTGAATGGGGAAAGCAAATTTACATTCTTGTTACTTCTACTTTGCACGCTTACTATGTGCTCGGTAACAGAGTGTTCTCTAAATCTATGATGCCCTCAGGATCATGGTTTACATCCCTCCTCAATTCGATTGTTAATTCAATTTGTTTCCGCTATGCTTGGCGAAAACTTATCACTGAAGCACCTGATGATTTCGATAAATGGTGTGCCCTTGCCGTTTTCGGAGATGATTCAGGACTTGGTGTCCATGTTGATTTTGGAAATCGCTTTAATGCGATTACTATAAGTAAATTATTTTATCAACAATTCAACTGGAATATTACCAATCCAGATAAAACTCCCATTGACAAGCCCTTTGTCGATGAGAAAGATTTTGTATTTCTCCAAAGGAAATTCAGAATAGACCCTGAAAGTCCAAATTGCGTGTTCGCTCCTTTAGAACGCGCCAGTATTTATAGTATGTGCCAGTGGGTACGTGCTGATGAAAAACCTCTCAAGGATCAAACTGTTGAGAACTTGCGTACCGCTTGTTCCGAATGGTTTCACCATGGGAAAGATGTTTTCAATGTTGAGGTTCCAAGACTCAACGAATTCATTCGCCTTCTTGATCCGAAGAAGGTTTACACTGAAACGTACAATGGTTTGATGCTTAAATACATCAACAATCAGTTTCAATGTTAAAAGGACCCGTCGGAGACGACTTAAAACATCAAACCGCCGGAGACTCACACGATTTGCTCCTGTGAGCCCGAGATTGCATGATCCAAACTTTTGATGGCGTTATCAGAAGTATCTAGGCTGCATTCGGATAAAAATTAACCAATCCTAGTATCCACACTTAGGCCAAAGTGGAACATCTAGTAAACGGTCTGCAC